AACAAGGTTCGCATTCTTTAGGTCGTTCTCCGTTAAGCACTTGCTTACGGATACGCTTCATAGTGTTGTTGTTCCAAATCTCTTCTAAACTCTGGCACTGAATATTACCAACAGGATGGCTACGGCAACAGGCTTTAACTGATCCGTCTTCTCTAGTTGCTAGCCCTGTAAAAGGGTGCATACAAAATGTTTTACTCTTTGACAATTTGATCCTTTGGTTTAGCAAAATTACCATCACCGCATGTTCTTGCACACGTAATTAATTTATTTGTAGTCCAATAGCTATCCCATACAGTTTGATACGGCTGAGATTCTAAAATCTCCTTTATTGAACGTTCCTTAGTATTGATGTTTCCTAGACTAGCAACCATTTCATTATGCTGTCTAAGCATTTCTGTTCTAACTTCTAAAGCATCATCAGGGTTAATATAACTATAGGGAACACTAGCTAACCAACAGCACGGAAACATGTCGCCGTATGCATCAATATAAACTTCCTTTTGTCGCTGTGCTTTACAGTCAATAACACTTTTATCAACTACTTGTTTGTAAGCATCAATGATCTTTTTATCAATAAATTTTAAAGGAACATCTGTAGCTGGTTCAATATAGTGCATCAAGTTGCCTGTTCTATCAACAACTTCAACTTTTGGTTCTAGAATAAATCGAGAACTATTTTTAAGAACAAATGATTTAAATCCTAACTCAATACTTCTGCGACGAGCTTCTTCAACTTGATGTTCGTTGTGTTTAAATTTAATAAACACCCATTCAGCCTTGCCGCCGGCATCGATAAATGCTCGTGCATTTTCAATTACAGTTTCGTACTTTGTACCTACGCGATACAAGTGATGCGTATCTTCTAAGCCGTCTAGGGCAAATACAACCCTGTGGTCTTCTGGCAATGCTTGGGCAAGGGTTCGCCACCAGTCGGTATTACGAGCACCACCGTTTGTATGAACTGCTACTCGAACTGTTGGTGCAGTAACTTTTGACCAAGCACACATTTTAATTAGATCATTATTAAGTATTGGATCACCAAAGTTACCACAGAAGTAATAACTTTCAATTTGTGATAACACTTGTTCTGACATAATTGTTTTAAAATCTTCAAATGTCCAGTTGCGAATCTTAATTAATGGATTATCTAATCCGCCATTAATATTTCTATTACACATAGGACATGACGCTTGACAATTATTTGTAATTTCAAGATGTATTTGATTTAGCTCGGTAAACTTAAACATGTCCAATCACCATAAATCTTTTATATAAAGGAAGTTCTAGTTCCCCAGCCCATAGCACATTAATCTGACATTGTTGTTTGAATTCTTCTAAGTCATTAGCGATTCGAACATGCTCTGGAATATTATAATTGTTGCTCTGAAGAACTAGTAAACTGTTATGTGGATGCCCACTGAGCCATAAATCGTATTGATCTTGCGTGATATGTTCACAGCTAGTATTGATAATAACATCAGCATCACTACGAACACTACACATGTCAGCAGTCATAGCACGAAATCTTCCAGCTTCAAACTCTATTTGATTCATAAGTGTAGCAACAGGCTCGCAGGTGGGATCGATATCGATGCTACGGATTGTAGTAACAGGAATATTACTTTGGAATATCATACTGGCTAGAACACCGACCCATCCGCCGTGTATATCAATACTAGATCCGGCATGTACATGTTCGTCTAAGCAGTCAATTAACCACTCCTTACTACGCAGTTGGCCTCGCCAGAAAGCATCAAGTGTACGTGTTGGATTCTCACTTCCTCTAATAGCACACATCCAGTAGTGTAAATGTTCTAAATCAATGTTCATATATGGGGATTACTTTTTTAGTTACACCTAGGTTGCGTTTAGGCATGTTAACTTCGGGACTACACAGGCATTTAGTCTTGCTACAAATACTAGGAACAAAGTTAGGTTTAAACTTGGTAGCAAACTCTGGGTCATAAAGGTTGTACTTTTCAAGTTCACCGTAAGGTGTTTGTTCACAAGTGCCACCTAACTGTCCATTCATGTTAACATTAAGCCAGTTAATGCCAATAGAACATTCCCAACCATAAAAGTTATTGCGTCTTTTTAACAATAACTCATTGTCTTGTATTCTATGCTTCTTGCCTTTAGGATCAGTGACTGTAACTTTATTAATATAGTACTTGTTGTGCCACCAGAACCATAAAGGATGTACTATTCTAGCACGATGCTGACTAATAATTTGTTTCTGTTCTGGAGTATAGTTTACTTCAGCGTCAATTATTTCAACATATCGAATAGTCCAGCGATGTTTGCTACCTTTCAAGTACTCAGCATTGGCAACGCACTCGTCCCAAGCCTTTGGATCCATCATTACACTAGCACTGGCAACAACGCCACGCTCGTATAACATGTCGCACAAGTTTCTAAAATGTTCTAAGTCAACATACTCTCTATGACAGCTAAGGTGTACACGGTCAAAGTATGGTACAATTTTTTCCCACCAGTCTAATTTCTTGCTACCGTTACTGGTCATAGAAATTAATACGTTAAAGTTTTCTTTTAGATAGGTAACAAAGTCTAAAAGTTTAGGCCAGTGGCTTGGTTCGCCTCCGCAGAAGTGTATATCAAATACACGTTTGTTACTGTTGGCCTGAATATAGTTTATTAAATGTGTAATGTTTGTCTTGATTATTTCAAGGTCAGGAAACTTGTGGGTTCCGTCATTACTGCCCGGCCAACAATACCAGCATTTGTAGTTACAATAATTTCCAATGTTGATGTCAATTTTAAAAACATCGTCTTTCCAGTTATTATGTAACGTTGAAATCTCTATACCATCAATTGGTTTCATGTTTTACCTTGGGTATTTTGCTGTCAGCTGAACTAACACAGCTAGGTGTAATACAAGGCATCGGTTTATCAAAAAGTCTAAACCCATCTTGTAATGTTCCCAATGGCTGGTCGTGGCAACTGTAACTGCGTTTTACCTCATTACCTCTAATTATAACACTTTGATAACCTGAATTACAATGCCAATTGGTAAACTTGTTAAAGCCAAATGCGTTAAAACGTTCTGCTTGATCAAACAAGTGTTCAGTACCATCTGCTTCATACAAAGCAATTTGATACACCTCTTCGCCATTGGCACGTTGTGGAAATCCTGTTTGCATTTTGTGTATCATGTCTTCAGTATAGCCTGCAACAATACCGCTAGCAGTCGGATCACTCATAGGTTTAAGCGTTACATTAATACCTCGATTATGGAATCGTTCCATACGTTCATAAAGTTCATAGAACTTTTCGGGAACCATTACTTGATTAATTGTGACGTGTACTAGCTCATACTGTAACTGTAAGCACTTGTCGCCAAACTCTTGCTCCTTGGCAAACTCATCATGGAAGCTGGCTGTGATACTTCTACGTTGTAATAGTTCAGTATTTGTACACCAAGTTTTCCACCACTTACTGCCCGGACTTAAATTAGTAGTCATGTGGATTGATTGGTATGTTGATTCCTTTTCATCCAAATGCTTAATTAAATCTAATAACTGTTTGTAAGCAGTAGGCTCACCACCGCTGAACGACCAATGGAACTGGTTAAACCCATTAGCTCGTGCTTGACGCTTAATCTCATCTACAGTGGCTTTATACACTTCAAGCGGTTGGTGATCCAATTCATCACTGCGGGCATACGGCCAACAGTAACTACATTTATAATTACAGAATCTGCCCAATATCCAACTAGTGGAAAATAACGGTTTGGCTAACATTGTGCGTTGACCAAATCGGACAATATTTTGGAATGGTATATTAGAAAATTGCATCAGCACTATTTAACTAGCAGTCCAGGTGGGTCCAAAATAACTTGACTTTTGTCAAAAACGAATATATAATTACAATGTAGACGTGAGTGGAATTGGTAGACCTCTCCTGTGGCATGTACTAAACTGCCATAGGAGGAACAGGGCCAGCCCATTGGGTGCCTTTGTAGGTTCGAATCCTACCGTCTACACCATTTTTAATTAGGCAAAGAAAGAGGCAAGCATGAAAAAGGCAATAGTACTACTATCACTTTTGGCATTCAATGTAGCATACGCATCACCGTTAGTTAGCAATGATCCTAATAAAATTTACGACTTGCGTAAAGGTACTAATCGGACAATGACTATCGAATGGCGTACTGTTAAAGAGCCACTTAAGGTTTGTAATGCTGAAAGCAAGCGATTGGGTAACAACGGCTTTGCTTATACTGTCCAAGCATGTGCGTTTTGGACTCAAACACATTGTACTATTATTACAGGCGAATCTGATAACCATGACTCAATTGGGCATGAATTTCGTCACTGTTTTCAAGGTCACTGGCATTCACAATGAAACACGATTTAGTTGAAGATATCCGTAATTGCCCTGAAATAATGGCAAAGATTCGTGCGGAAGATAGACGCTATGCTCAAAACTTATATGCGGCATGGTGTAATATGCAATGGTGTAAACGTGACACTTGGCCCATACTAGCAGAAGAGTATTGGACTGCTAGCTGGCGTGGTGCCGGCGGCATTGTAGCCGATCTTAGAAATGACGGTGAAGACTACATGGATTATTATTGTTCGGGTATGCGTGGGGGATTGAGTCTTGATCCTAACAATA